CAATTTTTTCGTTGTTGTCTGCGCCTAGTACGTTTAACCCCCGCGCAACATTTAATTTAATTTCTGCAATTGGCCCTGTAAATACATTGCCTTGTTTTACCAAGTCAATAATTCGATTAGCGCTTTCAGCCAACTGAGGTGCTTTTTCAGCGTTAGTCATCTTGGCAATGTCACTGTCGGCCATTTTTCCAGCAAACACCTCACCGTATTTTTTCTCAGTAGTCTGCGTAATGTTAGACGCGCCTGCCTTTGCAACATCCTTCTTTTGTGCTTGAACAGCAGCAGGCAACGGAACGTCTTCAAAGGTGCCGAGTGTTTTAATTGCGCCAGTAAACGGCGCTGTTTGCACTACGTCAGTTTGGCCGTATCGATTAATTTGTGAAACTGTTGGTTTCAACTCGCTTGCGCTTGCGCCTTGGCTGGCCATAAACGCTTGTCGTTCACTGACAGGCATAGCCAAAATTCGGTCAGCAGCCGCAGCCATTTGCGCCTTTTCAGCATCGGTAAACAGATCATTCATCATCAAGTCTTCTTTGTACGCCGTGATGTTGGCGTCAGAAGGATTTTGACTTGTGTCACGCGCTGTTTGCGCGACAAATTTTCTTCTGGCATCTTGAATTTCAAATTTAGTTTTCTTTTGCGCCAAGTTTGCCGTTTCGGCTTCGGTTAAGGATTTTTCATACGCTAAACCAGTTTTGCCAAATCTTCTAAGCCCCATTCGTCCTTCAGGCGTAGACAAATCAGTTTTACTCAAATAATCACGCGTACCCTCTTCTTCCTCACGAGCGCGCTCATACTCTCGCATTTTTAACGCGTTCATTTGGCTTTCTTCGTCAGCCTGCTTAAATTTCATCACGTTTGTCAACGCGTTCATTGGCGAAAGCTGTGCGAAGTCAATTTGTACTGGCCTTGCGCCAAGGATAATGTTGGGATCGAGTGGCATGGTTTAGTAACCTTTCGATGTAAGGTATCTGTTCATCAATTGATTTTGTTGGTTCATACCATACAAGCCTATGCCTTGGTTGATAAGGTTGGTAAATGCATTGGCTGAACCAATTTGCCCCGCTGCCCTTGCGTTGCCCGCGCTAGTAATTGCGTTAATTTGACCAGCGCCTTGATTTCCGTAGATGTTGGTCAAGTTGCTGCCAAAGTTACCGTAAGCACTTTGACGCGCAGCGCCAGACCCAGCGTATGCATTTGACATGCTACTTCCAAAATTACCATAAGCAGCAGCATTACCCGCGCCTTGCTGTGCGGCGATATTGCCCGCAGCGCTTCCGTAGCCGCCATAAGCAGCGCTTGCGCCAGCGCCAGCGCCTTGAATAGCTTGCGAACCGCCAGCACCCAAAGCGCCCGCAGCCGCAGCTTGGCCAGCAGCCGCAGCTTGGCCTACACCTTGCAATGACTGCAATGCGCCTAATTGATTTCCGCGCTCAGTAGCAAAGCGGTTAAAAGCGTTGCTGTATTCTTGCGCTTGAAAAGCTTTATTGGCTTGAAAACGGTCAAACGCGGCAGCAGTTGCGGCTTGGGAGCGGTTGAACGCGTTTTGATACTCTTGCGAACCCATAGCCTGCCCGTACTCAGCAGCCGCTTTAAGTGCCGCGCCGGACTGCAAACCACCCCTAGCCGCAGTTGACCGTTCAATAGCTTTTTGACCTTCAGCCAAGCGAAACGCATAACCGGGGTCTACTTCTTGTTTTGTTGTATCAACAAATTCATTAAACAGTGTTTTAGGATCAAACCCTTCAACTTTAAAAGCGGTGGTGGCAGAGCCAAAACCTGGCGCGTCTTTGTTTTTGCTTAGTCCCAACAAATCCAACAAACGAGTTTGGCCTGCTTCGCCTGCTTCTTTGTATGAACGTAGATTTTCAACTTGTTTGCTAAACACCTCACGTTGCAAATTAAGCGTTTGAGTAAGCGCGCCCTGTTGCGCGTTTAACTGCTGAGTCAGCATGTCTTGGGCTACTTTATTGCCCGTATCTGCCGCTGTTTTTTGGGCAGCGAGCGTTTGAGTTAACGCATCTTTTTGCACCTGAAGTTGTTTATCAATCGACTCTTTATCCGCAGCAAGTTGTTGCGTCAACGCGTCTTTTTGAGCAGCAATCTGTAAATTTGCTACTTCTACTGATACGTCGCCCGCCGCAGCAGCAGCGTTCGCTTGAGTATTAGCCGCGCTTTTAGCGGCGTTTGATGAAACAACTGAACCGACAACAATTGCAGTGCCTGCTACCCATGCGCTCATGATATTTCTCCTTGCATCTCAAAGCCAAAATTGACTCTCATTGATGCTCTGTAGTCAACTAACAATTCATCGCCTGCGTTAATTTTACGCGAAGCAACGGCAAATATGTTATCCCCAACCATTTCTGGCCGAATGTTGCTGTTTGGGGAGTGATTGATGAATCTTCCACCGGGCGTACGTTTTCCATCAAGTCTACCTGGGCAAACAGTTTCACCGGCCTCAAAGTCTTTTGTCGCAAACAAACCAAGACCGTGGATGTTGGATGGTTTTAATTCGACGTGCCATCCTTCAGGCATGTCAATCAAGTCCGACTCAATATGAACAATTTTTAAAACTTCAGTATCTGTTGTGCCCAACTGATGTAAAAACAATCCGTAATCAATTTTTGCTTTTTGGGCCTCGGTTCGACTGTCAGCCAACCCACACTCAGGAACAACATACAGACGATCTTCAAGAACCGCAAGGTCAGTGCAGTTGTCAGGATTGTCGTAAACATCAACCCAAACCACTTCTTCATCAAACACCCGCCCAGCGCGTTGCATTCCTGCCTTAGATTCAAACTCACAAGGTGCTGTAAGAATCTTAACGCCGTCGTCTGTGTTGACAGCGATCGTGCCTTTTTCTAGCCGCACACGATAAGAAGTCTTGTGTTCTGCGCCCGTCAGCACCGTCCATGCCGGAATCGTAACCGCACGTTCGTACACACCAGGCAAGAATGTGTGGGTCGTCACAATGTCAGCTTGCGGCATTTTCAACAGTTCAGCTTGAAGCGCCTTGACCTTTTCGGCCATAGACAAGGCAATGGCAAACCCTTTGCCGTAAGTTACAGATGATGGGTAGTGTTTTATCATGATGCCATTACCACCCAATTTGTGCCATCCGACACAAGGGTAGCCCATGCGCCCACGGTGGCAGCAAGAATTGCTGTGCCCGGTGTGGCGCTGCCAATAGGCGCGACATTGCTAGACGCTGACACCAACGTCTGGGCTTGCAAGTTTTTAAACGTCACTACGCGGCCAGTCCATGCTGAAGCTGCTGGAAGTGTGACCGTGCAAGTCGAGCCGGACTTGTTGTTGATGACCCATCCTTCATTGTCGGCAAGTGTAAAGTCAGCGGTTTTAGTCGCCGCTACACCAGAGCCACCATTGGCGACAGGTAAAACACCCGAAGACCTAAGGGTTAAATTAAGACTACCTACGGTTTGGTCAGTTAAATCTATTCCTGACAAAGTGCCACCTAAAGTAAGCGCGCCCGAGTTTGTTACGTCGCCAGTTAAGGTAATGCCGTTAACAGTGCCAGTCCCGCTTACTTCTGTAACGCTTCCAACACCTACGCCTAAATTTATGCGCGCCTGCGTTGCGTTATCCGCGCCTGTCCCACCGTTTGCAATCTGAGCAACACCTAAAGTTGAACCACCTGAGACAACATAAATGTTGTTTAAAAATCTAAACCATTCACGCGAAATCAACCCTGTGTTTGGCTCAATCAAAGCTACCCGCGCAGAAGGTATCTTGGTGATGTTTGGCGTGGTATTAGGCATTGGTTGCGCTCACATTGAGTTCGGCGCCCATAATGGCGATTTTGATTGGGTCTGTGCCAGACACTTCGTAAACACGGTCACGCAGTTTTAACGTCATGCCCAACCGACGCCAAATCACACGAGTACCGTATACACCCGTTTTACCCATTGAGCGCCAATGTTCATTGCTCCAAGTGTGACCGCCATCATCAGACCAGCGCAACATGACTTGTGGATTAAGTGCGGTTGCTGAAGGGCTTCCAATTTCAATCAGCAATTTACCGCCAACCGATGTCGCCGTGCTATCGTAATACATCAAGCTACCATCTTGTTGAACGATACGGTCGCCGCTTTCAGTTAATAGCGAATCAGTAGGGCCGAACTCCCACACAAGAAAATCGCCGCTTTCAGTAAGCAAATCGTCATTTGGGCTTGAAACATCAACAGTTGTAATTGCTGAAATAACGCTACTGTCAATTGCACCAGTTTCTGCGTCAAGTTGAAGCGAATGCTGGGCAGTACGTTTAAGATCATTTGTGCCGACCGGCAGCGCTCTCCACGACCGAAGCCACTTCTGCACTGCACCTGAATCAGAAAACACTTCTAAATCAAACGCGTAGATGTTGCCAAGCTCATGGTCACCTACAACAATTTCGTTGCTAAATGCCATTTGACAGTTTGACCGATGACGCGTAAAAGAGCCGTTGATAAACGCAGCGCGTTCATGCCATAGCGAAGTGGCAACGTCAAACACCCAAGTGGTGTTGGCTGAAGGAAAAATTAACACATAGAACGAATGACCGTCTTGTTGGTATGTGTAGGCAATGGCGTCTGAAAGATTTCCATACTCTTGAATTTGCCACTCTACAGCATGAGTAGATATTCGTTCAGCGGTGTAGCCGTTGGCACGGTAGACAATGCCCTTGCCGCGCGCGTCAGCGCCTAGCCAAAAAATGCCGTTGTCTAACTTGGCAACCGAAAAAGCCGCAATACAACCCACTTCGTTAAACGCGCCTTGAACAGGCACTAACGGAAACGGCGATGTACCGGCGTCGTACCAAACTTCAACCGAGTTAGTTCCAAACAGCCACGCTTCGCGATGGTCGATCAAAATTGACACCAAGCCGTCAGGAGAGCCTTCAGCGCTGGCAAAGTCAAGCGGGTCAACAGATTGACCATCTAGCAACTGCGTAATCCACAAACGCTGGCTATTTGGTTCGTTGAACACAAAGTAGCCATTCAAATAGCCCACGGTGACAGCGCCAGGGAAATCAGGGTCGGTAATTTGCGCAAACACTAGCGTCGAACTGTTATAGATGAAGCTAGGGCCGTTACAGGCGATGAATAGCTGCGTACCATTGTCGGACATGCTGACAGGGCCAGATGATCCTGAGACAGTGCCAATTGGAAACACATTCCAAAGACTGTCAATTTTGTACAGCACTTCACCAGATACAGCGTAACCATATCCACCAAACTGCCACAGCCCGCGTATAGGCCCGTCGCCCATGTTTGCCAATAGGCGCAACCCCGGCGCGCGGTTTAGAAACCCCGGCTCTTTGCCGCCGTCAGGCACAGCCTCAGGAAAAAGGTTGACCATCCGCGCGTCGGCAGCGTTAACGCTACGCGCTACATAGGCCGACCCAAGAATAGGCGTCTTCATCAATAGTTACCGGCGTAGACGTTGAAGCGCTGGCGTGTCGCAACAATTGCATAAGGCATCGACATCACATCGTCTGGGTTGTTGATGCGCTTCAGATTGCGCTTGCTGGTCATGGCAATACGTTGCACTTGAGGGCTTGGCTCAATGCCGTACTCCGGCGCTATTTCCATTGCCAAGTTGTAGGTAAACGCCCTCAGATAGCCTGGTGGAAACAACATTTGTGTTGCCAACGTAGCGGGCTGATTTATTTTTTCAACCGAAATAAAATGCCATT